AAAATTGCTTTACGCACTCAATAGTACGCAAAGTAATGAACGGCAATTTTACAAAACCGTGTAGATCCTAAGCTACATTTTTAACGTTGGTTAAAACTCGCCACATTCCAGAAACCTCGGAGGAGTGTAGCAATAAGACGAAAGCAAACCGAGAAATCAGTCGACATTCATTAACAAACAACGGGTCCTGGAACAAACTGCAAAACACTGGACCAAAAGTGTAAAGCCTATAACAAAAAATGCCAATCCCCCCTTAAAAGGTTCATGTCAACGGTGAAAACCATCACAGTTATAGATGCGATTCTAGCGTATTAACCGTCACTAGAAACGGGTTGTGGTTGATTGTGCGATAGGCACTGAAGCCTGCACTTGAATAATTGGAACTGTACCAGTCCAAAAACCAAAAGAAAAATCCTCACCAATACCTCTTAAAGTAGTAATAGCAATGGTATTGTGAGTGGTGGTCTCATTAAGGTACCGAAGTATAGTTTGAAAACAAGGCTTTGAATTAACTGGCCTATTAGCGGGAGCATTTGATCTTGCTACATTAGTAGGTGACGCATACGACGGAGCCATATAAGGGATCTGTATTTCATTAGTAGAATAATTCGCGTTAGTAATAGATATGGGCATACCCGCCTGACCATTATCATTAACAACATTGGAGGTTATAGAATTTACTGTAGAATCAGTAGGAAAAGTAGGAATAATAGACGTTCTAAGATTGCGTATAGCATCATCAATAGTAACGTGTTTCAACCTCATAGAACCACGGAAAAACGTATAGCAAATAGCATAATAATCAACCAAATCGCAAGTATAATAAGTTCCATTAGCCATCGGAACAGCAGGCGCAATTTGCATAGCACTAAATCGAAAAGGATCAATGAAATAATTGGTAGTGGTAAGTGTAAGTGAGGTATTATAATAAATCCACTGAGAAGCCCTTTTCAAAACTTGTCTCAATGAAACAATACGCTCACCAGCACAATACAAAGCTGAAACTAGACCATCAGGAACTACCTGTGAACCACCAATGGGGGCATTTTCTTGTTTTTGCGTATCAATCTGCCCTTCTTGCTCAAAAGCATCCATATCACCTGCCTGTGGAGTAGCATTAGGCAAGTTAACTTGTGGGGTGATAGCAGTAGCGTTTGCAGCATTCAGGTAAGGCTGATAAGTGATAGGTACAGCACCTGCGAATTCAAAATCAGAACAACAAAAAGGTTCAACAATAATATTTATAGAACTAGTAATATTGTCAGGAGCCTCGAGAGGGTTAACAACAAAAACATAAACACTACCATAAGAACTATCTGAATCATTGGTAGTAACTCCGGAATTGTAAATTCTGCGAAATGGTTCAGTAGAAGCATACTTACAGACAAAAGTATACTCCGAAACATCCCGAATATCAACTATTTCTCGATGCACAAAAGCAGCATTAGAATAAGAAAAAACACCATTGTAGTCCGCTCGCGGATTGAAACAAAACATGAGACGACCACTATGAAACTCAGTCTTTACAAACTTAAATTTAAAGGCAATGCTACCCCTATACATAGAAAAATGCTTAGCAACGTAGCCCATAGGAGGACAAACACGGACGACGCGAGAAACAGTATTTACGGTAACTGAAGAAACAGCATCAAAACTAGACGGCCCTAAACGAGCACTAAAAAGAAGCGCCCCAGTAAGAGCACTAGTGAGCCAAGTAATACTAGTAAAGAAACACGATATAGACAAAATATTGCACAATGCCATATCGTCAGACCTAGTACCAGCAAAGCCATCTAGATGGGAAACTTCGTTAGCTTGAGACAAGCCATAATTGAAGGAATTATCTTGGCCATCACAATTTATACCATAAGGCATAATTTTATTATGTACATTCATTGGATGGGGATAAGCAGTAGGCTTTGAAAATCCAAAAGATTCTGCAGTATTAGCAAGCACACCAGCAAACCAAGCAGCAGGCTGAGTAACAGAACTAATAACAGGAATCTTACCAGCAAAATTCAACAAATCTTTAGTAGAGTTAAACCACGAAGAAATTGGCTTTTCAACCGAATCTCTCTCAGATTCTGAAACATTAACACGACTCTTACGATTAACTTTAGAAATAATGCCACCGGCTTGTGGTTGAGCTAGGGAAAGAGCTGCAGGGTATTCAAATTCAACATCTTCAAAAGAGACATACATGGTCAAATTACAATCAAGATGACCTGTAGAAGCTAGAAGAGGTGAGTAAACAATAACATCTACTTGTCCCCAGACGGAAGAAAAGCCAGAAACTATATTATAATAAAGTTGATCACTAACAAAAGGTATACGTAAAACAATATCAGAATCCTTAGCAGGATCAAACTGTACATTAGGTAATTGACTTGCAATGGTAAGGGAAGCCATAGCCTCATTGTACTTTAAATAATTAGCTTGCCTTTGGGGAAAATAAGTCATAAGCAAACGCCCCTGTTGAAAACGTGTAGGATTTCCTTGTAACCTAATAACAGTAGTGGCCCTAAAAGCCATAAAACCAGCAATTTTCTGAAAGAACTCAGAAAAATTAATGATACCATCAGGAAGTGACAAAGAAATGATACGCGTCAAGATTGTCTGAGTAGACGACCAATCAACAGAAGCGACTTGGACAGGACGTTCAAGAAAAGATTTAATGGTGTGCTGTTGTCCATCCCTTGCGGAACTAGACAAAGACGAATTAATAAGAGAAGGCAAAATAGTACCAGACACTTCATCATAATTATCAGAATCATGAAAAGTAATAATTTTACCCTGGACTTTTTGTGAGAGTCCAACACTCAACATATTATTATTTGAACTAGCAAGGCAATTTCTTATCTCAGTCCGCACCTTAACGGAGTAGAGAGCACCTGGGAGCTCTGGATTTTGTCCGGTTTGCGGACTAGGCATCCTAAGCAGTAATCCTAAAAAGGAAACCTACCAACTCAAGTAGCAATACTTATCTTTTAGAAACCAGGAATTTATATAGACAAGCAAGATCACACTTGAGCGTATACGACTAAAGAATACTTCCACCCTCATCATGCGCCACCATAATGGCCGCACCATAAGTTGGATAACGTGGAATATAATCAAACTCCTTTATAGAAGCCTTTATAATCACAGGAGCCCAAATATTCCATTCAACCTCTCCATGGAGCGAAAGCTCCATGAGGGACCAATCAATATTGTCTTTAACAATTTGTTCTTCCTGAGCCCCCTCTTTAGTCCACATGGGAGACTCAAGAATAACTTTTAATTCAAGCGGGGCAACATAACGACCCATAAAATCATGGTATCGAAAACCGCGTTTAAGGAATGATACTTCAGATAACTTTCTAAAACCAAAGTCCTTATCGTTTTTGAGTTCAGTCGTATAGACCAAGCCCAAGTCCAATAAAGCCTTTTGTAAAGTCTTAAAATTAAAGATATCACGCCAAGGTTCAGAAACCCCTATAATATTGTCATCCCCAAAAGTGATGGCAGTACAACAAGAAGCAAAATCAGGACCATCAACCCCAACAGACTTATACCACGCATAACGCATTGAAACTAGGTTGTACATAGTATTTATTAAGGTTGTAAGAGGGTTACCGCTAGGCATAGAGGACTTCCATTCATATATTACATTATCATAAACATGAAGAGAATTGTAGATATCTTTGAGCAAAGTAAGACGCGCCAACTTATCTGGCTCATCATCATTATACCAAAGATTAGCTACATCAACTATATGCATCATAATACAACCATGAAGAGAGCCATCATAACCAGAAAAATCACCAGCTACGAAACCACCATCTCCATAATGTAATAACGTTCTAGCAAGTAGATCCCAATCCCTACCATAGGCATTAGAACCTATGGCACTCTGATTGGCTATCCTATTATGCATGACAAATGAGGTAAATGAAAGAAACATACATCTAATAGAAACTAACAACGGCAATGGACACGCTGAGACAAGACGAGTTTTCCCTTCAAGTACTTTAGCCACAGGTCTACGTTCATCCTTTAAAAAATCAACATAAACATGCTCCTTCCTGATACCAAGCCTCGCATTCTTAAGAATATCGCGAACTTGAGCCTCAAGAACGCGTGATCCAACAGTAGTAAGATCATAATCCTGATCCTTACCAAAGAACCACTCCTTACCCCTAAAGCCCTTAACTGGATTTAACACATAAGGAAAACCAGCAGATGTGCTCCGTGGGATTGAATCCATAAAAATATCATGTGGTCTCCCAAGCACTGCTTCAGAATAAGTCAATATGGACTTATCATGTCCTCCTTCAGTATCAATATTAAGGAAGAAATGAGTAAAGTCCTGTACGGCTTTAATTAAGCAAGCGGGATCAGGATTAAAATCCCTGGGGTAATAAGAAGATAATGCCTTATGCATAGGAAAAACTGGTACGCCCAAAACCTTAAAAGGTCGTAGACGTGCTGGCAAAGTCAAAGGCTCACAAATCTTATTAAACAAAGGACTTGGTTTAATTTTAGTCTTAATAGAACTACATATGTGTTGATCTATGGTGCGAATATAGTTAACCTGCATATGAGGCGGTAACAAATCACCTGCTTGGGGTTCAGCAATAACACTAGAATAACCCATCATAGCTTCAATATCCTCTCGCGAAACGACAGAACAAAAAGACCAATCACTAGTACCAGCTATATGTATACCCAATATCTTACCAGGATTAACAGTAGTACTATTAATCAAAAGTGGCACACCACAATCACCATTCTTAGTACTACCCTTATACCTAAGCAGCCCACGAATAACATAACCAGGCAAATAAAAAGTAGACAAAGAAAGGTCAGCCATCTGAGCAGCCCACATACGAGTAACATAAAGTGACCCAGGAGTCCACGTGGGCAAAGAAATATAATACCTAGTCATGTTAGAAAACGTATGTTGTGGTACAAAATACTTAAGAATGTTCTTATGACACCGATAAGAATCAGGAAATTTAACAACACAAAGATCTTTATCAGTATTTTCACCAATGATTTCAAGAGAAAGGAACTCATTGATGGTAACAAACGTCTTCTCACAAGTTTCAGTATAATTTATCAATCTTATAGAAGAAGTGGACGAAGAAGAGTCATGCTTTAGGCGCCACTCTAACCACTTAAAATAGTGCTTAGGCACTAACGCAAGACGGTTTTCAAGAAATAAAATAGAACCTATCTTGTGTGTATTAATTTGATTAGGAGCAACGAGCAACATAATATAAAGGGACGTATCCATAAGTGAAATCATCATATCATCACTAGTACTATCTATATTAGCCTGGGGTTGAGCGACGCTCAATGGGCTTTCACAAAAAGTACCAGCCTGGAAAGAACCCTGCCTCCTAGGTTGAGGACCCTTTCCTTTACGACCCTTAATATTACGAGCACCATCCTTCTCTTGAGAATGAGGTGTAGCCAAAAGATCACTAACGTCATCATCACAGGAATCATCTATAAACTTAAGTGAAATCCCATTGGCTGCGAACTTCTCTTCATTGTCTGCGAATAGGAACCTATAGAGTACGTTGCGCCTAAACCTTGAGAACAATGAAACAACAGCCTTAAAAATAACAACCAAAAGTGATATTATAGCAATAGAAATGGCAACAAAATTGCCAATAGAATAAAGCAAAGAATACTTATCAGATCCAAAAGAAAAGACCTTGATATAATTCAAAAACTTCAATATCCTTGATTTATTCTGTACGAGATCACCCGTAGGATAATCACGCATATGATGAGACCAATACTCTCTAAGAATATCAGAAGCAACGGTGTCATCAAAATACTCAAGGAATTCATTACTTCCGAATTTAGCAAAGTCCTCATCAGAAACACCACAAGAAGCAAAAAGATCCTTGTAGTACTTGTAAATAAAGCCAAGCGGAAGATAAATCCTATGAGTATTATACATGGAATCAGCAACTAGGGAAACAAAATCAGTATCGTAGATAACAATATCCTTGATACGATCGTAACCCTTATTGGTATTCTCATGTATTTTCTTCTTTAACCTATCTAAAACTGAAGACTTTTTATCAAAGTATTCAGCATCAAAATTTTGTTCAATAGAGGCACGTAATTCATCGTCCAAATTATCCAATTGTATACTATCATCCGCTTGCGCATGACTTTGGCTGATAGCCTCTAAATTGTCTAACATAGGCATAAAATTATCTTGTCTCTGTCTTATAGAAGACAAGTACGCATCACTATTATTTTTCTTAACTCTGAACTTGGTAACGAGCAAATCAACAAGTTCAGTATAATTACACTGTCTAATAAGAACACCATTAGAATCATTAAGATTAAAAATATAAACATCCTGATTAAACGCACCCGATATAACATCGGGATGTTCCCTATTGAGTGCAGAAGGGAAATCAGCATGCTGATTATTATAATCCCGCCTATAAATGTCCTTGACACAAACCTCAATGTTATAATCAATTCTGCGCTTAAAAGCCTCAGAATCAACTATAGATTGTGGTCTGAATCTCTGGAGATTTGTAGTACCGACAATAATCTTAGACTTAAAGTGGACTTTACCCTTAGTTTCAAGATGAGCAGTGTGACAAGTATGCGGAAATATATTACCAGTACGAATATAATCCATATACTCAGACTCACCCTGACCAGCAATATCCCTAACCTGACCAAACTCATCAAAAACACAGGCTAATTGACCGCGATAACCATCCCAATACTCATGTTCTGGCTGACGACTATATATAAAATCAGAATAATTATTCCTGAAATCCTTAAGTTGAGTAGGATCTAAAACTATCATTATTATATCATTAAGAATAGGGATAACACAAGCTGATTTCCCAACACCAGTGTCTCAAGAAAACATAACATTTAAAGGCTCCATTCTTGGACCAGAGCCTTTAATATTAGCAGCTTCAAACGGCTCCATCAACTTGCGTAAAGTAGCTAAATACAAATTGATGACCATCTGAACCTTCTGTGAAGAGTTATATATAGCCTTATCGGCAAAGAGAGAAAGACCCTCCACATAAACGTTATATATAGCATCTCCATTAGAATCATTAATTTCCAACCTAGACTCATGTGCTCTACGCGAAAAGGCTATAACCTTATCACACCAAGCATCAACTCTAGGCTCAGAAGTAACCAAAAAATTATAAGAAGGACGTCCACAACATTTAACCAAAATAAAATCAGCTATTTTCTGAAACATCTGAAGAAAAAAGGAAAATACATGTACAAGTCCCTCTTTAAGGGACTTAAAAGTAGCCAACGAACGCGCAAAAGCATGGGCTTTAGAAAGCCCACTCGCCTTACCAATAGTCATGATAGCAAGGATAGTTGTGCCAGTCTCAGCAAGCATACCCAACCAATCGTCGCCACCAG